CCGATGAATCCTGCCACGTCAGAATGCGTGTAAATGTTGCGCCTTGATCGCAAACGATGTCGTAGTTAGCCGCCATTGTTCACCTCGGGCGGAATGGGTGACGTGCCGCCGGGCAATGTCACGCCAAAACTAGAAATAATCTCTTCCTCTGCTTGACGCTCGCGCATCACGTCTTCGATGTCCAGCCCACGCTCGGCCAGCGCCTGCGTGCGGGTCATCAGTCCGTTGTTGATGGCGACAATCTGCGCCTCGGCCTCATTGCGCGGATCAACCCACTGCCAGCCGCGCGGCACCCACTGGGTCGCGCTGAACTTGACGAACTTACTTGCGGGCAGATTGACCACGCCAGCATCGAGCGTCTGCCGCAGCCAGCGCAGATACACTGGCTGGCAGAAGTGTTCAATTACCCAATTCTGCACCATCCGCCAGTGATCGCGCTCCTCGAGCAAGCCCTGTCGAATGCTTGAGTACGACACCGCCTCAAGGTCATTAGCCAGCGACGTATACGACACGCCGAGGCCCGAGGCGATACCGCGCAGCATCGCCTTCTCGAAGTCTCGGAAGGCCGTGCTCGGGTGCTGCGGGTCATAAGACTTGAAATCGACACCGGCTGGCAACTGCGCGAACTGTCCAGGCTGCACGTCCATCGACAGCGAGCCGTCGGGATTGTTTCCATCGCCTTGGTACTCATCGCCGCTTTCGCTAACGAAAAAGCCCATCTTGCTAGCCGAGATACGCGCGGCGACAAGTTCCGCCTCTTCGTATCCGCCCAACATCTTTAGGCGTGTCATCGCCGTTGCAGTCCACGGTGAGCCGCGATTCTGCCCGATGCGATCCGGTCGGAATGCGTGAATCATCCGATCAGCCGGAATGCGCTCGGTGCGCGGGTTCGTGCTGCCTACTTGGTAGTCATCGGGCGGGCGCACGCGGACATGGTAAGCAATCGGCCTACCCGCAGCATCCACCTCGATGCCCATGCGAATCTGCCCGCCGTTGGCAAGAATCTCGTTCTTGTCTTGATCCACCAAGTCGGGATCGATGAACTGCAGGCGGAATCGAAACGGGTTTGCGTTGTCCTCAACAAAGAGCACAAAGCATTCGCCATCGCGCGCAACCGATTCGATGAACACGCGCTGCGCGTCAATCCACGACAGCCGACCATCGACCGTGCAGACGCCAGGCTGGCCCCATGCGTAAAACGCTGCCTCTAGTTGCTGGTTCGCAATCTGATCAAGTGCGCCGGTTAACTCTCGAGCGCGTACTTGCAGCGTGATCCCCTTCGGCCCGACTACGTTCGTCGATACTAGGTTTAGATACCGCCGCGCATAATCGTTATTCTGGCAAAGGTCGCGCGACCGCGCGCGCATCGCTCGCAGAGCGTAGCGCAGATCGCTGTCGGCGGTCTTTGTTTGAGTCATCCAGTCGCTAAACAATCGGCCGGTGTTAGCGGCCTCGAATCCTCGTTTGCGAGAGGGCTTCGGCGTGCGCTTGAAAATGTCCAATATGCTCATGCCGAAAACCTCACGCGAATGGTGGCATTGGTGCCGAGACCCTTGCGAATCTGCTCGGCTCGCTGCTCGCGCACCACCTCACCCTTTAGCCGCTCGCGCTCGACGTAAAGATCGGCGCGATTCCAGCGCGAAAGCGAACGACCCGCAATTGAGTAGGACGCGGCTGCAATGTTGGTCGGGTCTTTAAGATAGGTCTCAATGTTGTCGAGCGCGACCTGTGCGAACGAGCGCGGATCGACAGAATCCGTGCTGCGATTGGGCGCAATGTCGAAAACGCCACGATCCACCTCAACGCGAGCAGAGTCCGACGTGCGGGTGATGTATGCCACCCAGTGATACCGTCCCGGCTCGTAATCGTCGGTCGTGTTTGATACCACCTCGACCGTGTACGCCGTCGTCGAGCCTGTCGTGCTAATCGCAATACGCTCGCCGGTAATCTCGCGTCGCAGCACGTAAGACAGACTGTAAGCCGAGGACGGGTAGTCCGTCACAAGATCAGTGCGCTTCCATGCCCACAGATCGCCGATCTGCAAGGAGGCAGGCTCGCGCGTGGGGTAGTTTGCGGAATCAAAAAGATTAGCCATAGACCACCCCGCTCGACTTACTGCTTCGGCGCGTCATCTTTCGGCAGATGCGGCTCGACCTGTTCGCGCAATTTTAACCACAAGCCATGCGCGTTGGAGGACGTCGGCAACTGGCCGAGCATATTGACGATTGCCACGGCCTCTGAAAGTTCAACCTTCAATTCGATATCTTGCATTACTGCACCCACGGCAAGGGAGGATACACAATCGGCGGATTCTTCTGGTTCGCAATCTGCTGCGCGACCGCCGCCTCTGTGGCGTCCTTGTCTACATTGCTCGCCCAGATCCACCCGAGCACCTGGGCTTTGGTCAGATCAGCATATGGCGTAAACGATTCGCCCGACGGCTGAAAAGAGGCCGTGCTGTAAACCGATCCGCTGTAGTTATCCTCGGAGCCATTGCACTGCCAATGCGCCACGATGACGTAATCCGCGCCCTGCTCGGACTGCGGCAGGCAGTCAAGACGGGAAATGTTCCAGTTGTATTCAATCATTTTTTGATTTCCCAATAATTGCGATTAACGACATACGCATACACGACACACGCCGCGAGCGTGAGCATCCACGAATTGACGTACCACAACGCCCACACGCCGACCAACTTGATGCCGACCATCACGGCCAGCGGGTCGAACTTTGCGAACAACTTCGCCAGCACGGGGTTCAGTTCCCGCCCGCCTTGCTTGAGTACCGTCAGCGTCGTGTAAATGTCAGCGGCTTGCAGCACACAGAACAGGATCAGTAGGCCGGTGTTCATGCACTAGCCTTCAGCGCAGCCATGTCGGCTTCCAACTGTTCGATACGCGCCATCGCTTCTTGCAGGGCTTTGATGGCGGCAAAGGTAATGTCCTTCGTATAGACCGTTTTGAGCGGCTCTTCGCCTTCCGGCGTCTCGCCAAAGCCATCTGCGTCCACCCACACCGGCTCCACGCTTTCAACCTGCTGCGCGATCACGCCAACATTCACATCATCGTGCGTCTGGTCGTTGTACTTGTAGGTAACAATTTCCAATGCGCCGATCTTGTCCCACATGGACGCAGCGGGAGCAATGTCCTTCTTCGTGCGAGCGTCTGACAGGTCTACGTTGTTGGACTGGTAGTTTGCCAAGCCGCCGTTTGAGCGAATGGTTGCGCGAGTAACGTTTGTAGATCCATTCCATCCATTACAAAGCAAAAATAAATTAGTTGTATTATTTGGGTCTGCTGCTGAAAACCAAAAATAAGCACCATAAGGCGACGCATTGCTGTTTGAAGTGATTGCAGTGTAATCCGCTGCACTGGTTCTTAACTCGTGATATGCAGCAGTACTGTTTGCATACGTCCCCGCATTACTCGCCTTGAAATAGCCCCCCGAGGTGAACCGGCCGCGTTCGGTGTTGTTGGTGCCGAAAGATAGAATGCCGTTACCGATATTCCAAAGATATGAGTTTTCTGATATTTGAGAAAGGTTTAGGTAATAACTTGTGTCAGATGTATCCCACACCCCAATAGTAGGTGCCGCAGATGCCTGAACAGTAAAACCACTACCACTACCCGAAAGCCCTGTGACCTTATTGCTCGTACCACCAAGCGCCAAATTCCCCGACGAATCCAGCGTCATCGCCTGCGTGAACGAGATGGCGTTGCCTGCGGTGCCGGAGGGTGCGTTGAACCATGAGTGTGCGCCAAATGCTTGCTGGTACTTTGTAGCGGCGGCGGTGTTTATATACCGTTCTGCGCTTGCAGAATCTCTGTACCAGTTTTGCCCAACCCAAATGTAAGCATTGCTGAACGAACTAACATTGCCGCCATTCAACTGCAAAGCGCGAACAGAGTTAGCGGTTTCCCACGCACTCGGCGTTACGCCCAGACCGAGGTTGCCGGAGGAGTCGATGGTGACGCGAGTAGTGCCAGCCGTCTCAAACAGCATATTGCTGCTAGTGTCCACAGCCAACTTGCCTTTCTCAACACCGCTTACTCCAAAGCGAATTTGAGCGGGAGAACTAGAAGGGTAAACGCGTACTTCGCCACTTACCTCCAGTTTTGCCCCCGGACTCGCCGTGCCGATGCCGACGGCCGACGCAACGTTGAGCACCCCGTTAATGAGGTCTTGCGCGACGATCTTCTTTGTCTCGGTTGCGCTCGTGTCAACAATTGCGAGCACGTCGGTGGACGGCGCAAGGTTGGCGGCGCTGAGTGCTGTTAACTGGCTGATTTTTTTGTCGGCCATATTTCTATCTCCATCCGTTTACCCACCCACCTGGGCGGGGTCTTAAATTCGGTCGCGTCGGTCTCTGCTGCATCTGCGGCTGCACTTGCGGGCGATTCTCGATCACCCTCGGCGCTGCCGCCTCTACTTTTCGATTCGGCAAAATCATCGGGCCACCACGGCCGATATACGCCGCGTAAGCGTACACCATGCAGTCTAGCGCCTCGGTGCGTGCGCCCGCAGCGCGCGGCTTATATGAGCGCACACGACGGCCCTGCACCATCC